TTTACTAGCATCTAATTCACCTACAAATAAAATATTACCACTTGTTAAGGCATCTGCTACAAACACATGTGTTATTGTTTCTGTTGTACCACCAGAAGCTGGATATTCAATGTTACCAGAGTTAGTAGCAGTTTGAGTGTCTGTTGAATCATCACCTATTGTAGTCCAGTTTGCAGCTGTTACCTGTTGCCTTGCATAGTTTGTAAATGTTGCTTCTGTTACTGTACCAGTTTCAGCGGCAGATACGGCTGTCGCCAATCCTACATAAATACTGTCCCCAGGGGATGAAAAACTTAGAGAGTTATTCTTAAAGATATAATGTAATAATCTTCTCTCTAGGTAATTGGTTGATGCATTTGCTGTTGCCATATTTAACTCCTATGTTCTTGGTCTTGATGGTAGACCTGATCTATAGCCATCTGTGTTTTCTCTTGCTTCTCCAAAGTCTTTTACTCTTTCCATATATTGCATATACAATTTATCATAGTTTTGTATTACGTCGGTCTCACCTTTCATAAATGTATATGCCTCTATAAGAGATCCATAAAGCAATGCAAAAGGTGCATTTGTACTAACCCAAGTTGTACCATCGTCTGCTCCTGCGGTCAAACTAGCAGGCCTATAATAATAGTGTAATTCAACAGTGTAGTTTGCATCTGGAGTCGGTGCTAAAATAAAATTATTTACATCAAATTTAGCATAATATTTAGGTAATCCTGTTGTAGATGCACTAGGAGAATACTCTCTTAAAAAGTTTACGTCCTTCTGCAAAAGAAAACTTTCAGATCCAGCAGAAGTTATTTGTAAAGAAAATGAACTTAAAAAATCAGCAGGAACACTTAAATAAGGATCAGATGTTGTAACAGCACTTGTTACATTCTTTCTGAATATATCTAAGTCAATACTTTTGAATATTTTTTCTTCGGCAGCTTTAATAAAATTATTAAGTTGTGAGACAAAAACAGTTTCATCATTGTCTGTATAATCTTGTATGGCTGTCTTTAATGTTGCTAATGTAAAACTCATATCATGCACTCACCGTGATTGGACCTGCAGTGGCTCGACCACCACCTCCTACAATACCACCTATTGTAGCCGTTTCTCCATTAGCTGTAAATGTATAACTATCTGTAGTAACAACTGTAATACTGTATCCTGAAGCTTGCTCTAAAACAGCTTTTGTAAATCCATCAAAGCCATATACTGTCCTAAATCTAACGGTATCTCCGGTGGTTCTTCCATGACCAAATTCTCTTACAGTTATAAGACCCGATCCAGCTTCGTGAGAAGTAAAAGGATTAAGAACTAAAAGAACTTGTACAGCATTTTCTATTCGACTGGGTCTAGAATCTCGTAAAGCTTCTGGATCGGATACGGTTCTAAAAGGACCTAATTGAGGGTGTTTAGCTTCAAATTCATCGGGTCCTACTAAAGATCCGTTCCATTCTTTTTTTAAATCTCGATATTTATACCTCATACCAGATCTATCTGATATTCCATAGGCATGTTTTCCTTTAGCAAATTTAGCCATGCTTCTTATAATCCATCTTGATTTTTTCTTCTAAATGACTAATTAAAATCTTTCTCATATTCTCTGCTCTTTGTCTGTCTGTAAAAGAATATTCACGAACATCATCCTTACTTAACGTAATAGAAAAGTTATAAAAAGCTCCAGACTTTTTTATTGTTGAAGCACTACCAGAAGCTATCTTACTAGTATTAACTAAGGTTCCAAATTTTGTTTCTATTATATTTGTCATTAGTTAGACCTTAAATATGAATATTGAGGACTTACCGTGAAACTAGACCTATCTCGATCTTCTCCTATTGCTCTTTCAAACTCTTCTTCGTAAATAGCTTTTAACATTTGGGTTCTTTGAGGAGCTTTTTTTAAGGAAAGATAATACGCTAAACCTGCCGACAAACACGGATAAAATCTAAAAGGAATGTCCATAGTATTTGTTTGAGAATCAACATCTTCTATTCTAGTAAGAGCATCATAGTAAATAACATCGGTGCTGTTTTCAGGAGTAGGCCAAATTTTTAAATTAGGGGTTATCTGTCTATCAAGAAAAAATTGAGTAGGTCTACCTGTGGTAGCTTTATTAGGTATGGCTAAATCATCTGATCGACTAATCCTTGTCATAGAAAAATCAGTACCAGATCGCCTTACAACTAAGTTAAGAACATCGATTACATCTGTTCCTAAAGAATATTCTCGATCTCCTGATGTAAGTGCTTGCGTTCTTTGAGATATAGTCCACTGATTTAATCCCCTATTTGCCCACTCTGCAAACATGAGATTTAAAGATCTTCTAGCTGTAGTTAAATCATAACCTGTTCTTACTTCTAAGCCGCATCTTTCAAAAGCTTCTTCTATGTATTCTGCGGCATCTAGCTCAAAATTTGTGGAATTAGATGTTGCCATATTAAGTCCTTACCCTTGTTTGTTTACGTCTATTTTCCATAACAACCCCACATCCTCTTGCAACAATAGCGCCTTTTTTTGTTTTACCGTTGAAGGGTCTTTTGGCCTTAGTAGAAGGAACTTCTCCACCAAGAGCCATTTTTGTAACTTTTGCCGCCTTGGTATTAGAAACAAAAGTTTTACCTTTTGAACCTTCTTTTTTCTTTTTCTTAGCAGTAGAAGCTCGTTGAGACTGCGATAAGCTGTTAGCTTTAGATCTAGGTAAACATCTATCAGGATTTTTCTTATCTTTTGAAGTACCACATTTACCTTTAATCTTACCGTCTGTACCTATTCGTACCCAATCTTGTTTTACCCAATCTTTAAGAGCACCCATTACTTTTTCCTTTTTGATCCTTTAGCATAATTAGGATCTTTGCAATACTTAGAAGCAGCCATATTTGCGTAAGCGCTTGGATATGTATCAAAAGTACGTTTAGCCCACGCTTTTCCAGCTGGGCATATCTTACTGCCTTTGCTTTTAGCCGCACCACCTTTTTTAAAATAAGTTACTTGAAGTTTAGATGGTTTAGGACCTGTTTTTACTTTGCTCATCATGATATTAACTCTTGCACTGCTGCTGCTCCTATAATTAAAACAGCTAACCCCCACATACGAACATCAAGTCCCTTTAAATGAGCTTTTTGATCATCTAGTCGTTCTTCTATTCTTTTGTATCTAAGGTTACATTCGGCCTCATGTTTAGCTAGTTCAAACATGACTTGTTCGGTAGTCAGCTCTTCTTTTTTAACTCTTCCTCTAGGCATCAGCACTTCCACCTTCTTCTAGCTTGTCGTAAACGACTGTTTGGATCTTTAGCTGCTTTTGGAAATTTTTTCATTTGTCCGGCGCTTCTTGCACAGTATGATTTCCTTCTTTTTGCAGCCACACTTCCTTTTTTTACTTTACCTGTAACAGCGGTTTTTAGTTTACTTCCAGGGTTTTCTCTGCGGTATCTAGCAACTCCAGCCTTAGTCATTCCCGCTCCAGATTTAGTGGAGCGGAAATATTTTTTAGTTTTGGGAGGTTGCTTGTCTCTCTCCCTAGTCATAGCTCTTTCTCATTTCAAGAGTAATAGTGTATGTATCTCCTACTGAATGTCCGACAGTAGTAAACATTATATCTCCTGTTTTTCCAGAACCTGCATTATTGGGTAGGCCCCCAAAACTTGTATAATCGTGATAACCACTTTGGTTTTCACCTAGTTCAATTATAAAAGCATCGGATGTGGCATCAAAAAACAATCTTGTTTTCATACCAATACACTGCCACCATATTTTTTCAATAGTAACAGCTGTGCAAGATTGACCATGACTATTTGAGGTTAAAGCACTCACATCTACTTTTTTTACAGCTGATTCTCCAGTACCGTCAGAAATATTCGTAAATTTCTGTATGACTTTCTTATCGCCGTCAAAAATAGTTTGAGAGGTTACTGCATCCGCCATTTAACCCTCCTATTATTGATCACCAAAAGTTGGTGCTGTGGCAGAAACTACATTACCCCAAACATACCAGTTTGTTGAATCTTTAGCTGTAATGTTTATTTCCATTATACCAAAGTCAATTAAAGTAAGTTTTGAGTTTGAGTTTCCATCTGAATACACAGACACATTATCCGCATTTGTATCTAAATGTTGTACGCCGCCAATAAAAAAGTTTGTGTCAGAACCTGTGTCGATAATAACATTTTCTGTCTCTTCTGCTGCACCACCGTATATTAATTTGAAATTAGCACCTGCAACTGGGCTTGGAAGTGT